GTTGATGTGAATGATCTTAAAGATATTGAAAATGTTGGGAAGAGAACAAAGGCTGTTGAGTTAGTTGCTGAACTAGTTTCTAATGAGAACATGACTCAAGCATTTGAGGTTGCAATGCAATTTTCAGGAGACAATAATAAAGCCTTTGATGTAATGATTCAGATTTTTAAGAAGGGTCAGATCGGAGGGGTCCGGGAAATAATGATTCTCTTCATAAAAGCTCGAGTTTTGTTTAACATTGTAGAGGAGTTATGCAGGTTGCTTTCTAAATCTGATAAGAGAGAAATTTTAACAAAAGGGAAGGATAAGAGATTGATGATGAGAGGAGATTATGAGGAGGTCATGGCCCAGTTCCCTAAGGGAACACCAGTTCAGATGATAAAAAACTCTTACGACATGACAACATGGGCACAGAAATTCATCCCTACCATCTTCTGTACAATATATCCAGAAATGCTTGAAGACTATCCAGATCTAAAGAATTTAGCTTATTTTATATTTTTAAAACACACTAATAAAATGATAGAGTATCCACGGAAATTAGTCGAAATGTGGTCTAAGCACAAGTTGGAAAAACATTCAGAACCTTGGCTGCAGGCTGCTAAAGAAAAGTTCTTAAATGATGGAGTTCCTTATTTTGTTAACCATTCAAACATGTGCCAAGGCATTCCTCATTACAACTCAACTGTTCTAGCCCTCTCTTGCCAGAGTTTAAGAGATGCCTTATTCAAAGAATGCTTATCACAGCTAGACCAAGATTGCTTGATAAGGTGGAAAACAAGAGTTGGTTCGGATGATAAAGGTGACATGATTGGTGTAGACATGAGCAACAAAAATGCTTATAAGCAGTACCTCCTTTTTGAACAATGTGCACATGCTTCAGAGAGACTTCATTCTATGGAATTATCAGTCAAATCAGCTTCAGGGAACATACTTTATGAACTTAATTCCGCCTTCATGGCCAATCTGGAGACTCTCTCTCCTACAATCAAGTTTGCAATTGCATCATGTGACATGATACAGACTTCATCTTGTGCAACTTTTGTGAATGAGTCTTATGGTAGGGTTAGGCAGTTAAGAGAAAACGGTGGTTCATCAGTTCTATGTGGATTGGCTCACATGGTTAACTCTGACCATTTTTATACAATCTTCAGAACTGGCACTGGAATGACAAATGATGTTTCTTCCATTTTTGGTGTTGACAAAACAAAGATTCCATACGACTTTGGAATATACCCTTTCTATGACATTGATTTACAAGACATAGTTGGACCAGAATACCATAACTACTGTGTGATGACGGACAGCAAGGTGCCAATTGAAATTAAGCAGCTGCTATACACTCCATTATCAAAAGAGGACATTGGAGAGGCATTTCCAGATCCTGATGAGGGCGTTCTAATGAAGAAAGACCATTTTGGCATAAGGCAA